TGTAAAATGCAAGGGACACAAAACACTGCCTATTGATCTGCTGCTTGAGTTCCAGGGTGGACTGAAACGGCTTACACAGAAGAACCGGGAAAAGCTTATAGGGTCTATATGCGAGCGCGGATTCATTGCGCCTATATTTGTCTGGGACGACAAAGGCGACTACCGACTTCTTGACGGACACCAGAGGCTTAAAACACTTTTATGGATGCGCGAAAATGGCTGGGATATACCCACGCTGCCGGTAGACATAATCGAGGCAGACAACGAGCAAGATGCAAAGAAAAAGCTACTGGCGATAACATCGCACAATTATAGAAAAAGGAGTAATTGTGGCGCGTGGTAACCCAGACAATCTTATTCCACAAAACAAGCGAACAAAGAAAGAACAAAGCGAAATAGCTCGCAAGGGGGGAATAGCGTCTGGTGAGGCACGGCGCGAAAAAAAACGCTTGAGCACAATCTACGGGGAGATGCTTGCAGGTAAATACGAGGTCACGATAAACGGTGAAAAACAAAAACTTGACGGGGCCGAGTTGGTCCGGTTTATCATGCGGGACGTGCTGATGCGTAGGGACTCTGCGAGCGTTGCATTGCTAAAAGAAATACGCGAAGGAACCGAGGGAAGTAAGGTTCAGCTTGATGCAAATGTAAACATGCGCAAGTATGACTATTCAAAACTCACCGACGCGCAGCTTGAGGAACTGGAAAAGCTGACGAAGAAAATCGATGTTGCAGATCCCGACGAATGACGAAGTCAAGCAAGAACTCGCAAGGCGGCGTCATCTTGACTTTATGGCGTACTGCTGGAGAAAAACCGAGCCTTTTGTAATCGGATTTCATACGCGCAAAATCTGCGAAAGAATAGATAAGGCTATTGCGGACTTCCGTAGGGGCAAGTCAACCTATCTGATAATCAACGTCCATCACAGGTCGGGGAAAAGTGATATCCTTTCACGCTTTCTTCCTCCTCACTTCTTGGGGGAGTTTCCCGAGTGTGAAGTAATGAGCACCACGTACAAGGCGGGGTTGACGGAGAAGTTTACATCCGACGCACGGAATATCTTCCGGTCAGAGAAGTACAACCGGCTGTACCCTGAAATAGCACTGTCCCCGGAATCGAACGCGAAGGCATACTGGGAGATAGTAAGGGCAAGAGATGGGAACCCGCTTGGAGGTAAGCTGTTTGGGTCTGGTTTGTCTTCCGGTATTACTGGTTCCGGCGGGCACCTTATTCTTTGTGATGATCCGCTTTCCGGACGTGTTGACGCTGAATCAAAAGTGATTCGGGATAATATCTGGGACGCTATAACCAACGACCTTTTTACGCGACTTGCACCGGTACACATTTTCATCATGCTTGCTACGTGGTGGCACGAAGACGATCCATCCGGACGAATCCGCGAGGCAATGAAAGATATCCCGGGCTTCCCGAAGTTTGAGACATTATCATTCCCTGCACGTGCAGAGGATTACCGGGGAGAGGGAACTTATCCGGGCAAGTATCTGTTCCTTGAGCGGTACCCTGAATCGTGGTACAAGTCACAACGGGCAATGCTCGGGAAATATGGAGCAGCTGCATTGCTTGATTGTAACCCGTCTGTACGATCAGGGGGCAGGCTATCAACGGATGGTATTGTGTACGTTGACAGCATGAGAGTCACGAAAGATAAACGCTGGGCGAGAGTGTGGGACTTGGCACACACCGCAAAGCAACGGGCAGGAAGTGATCCCGACTGGACAAGCGGCACGCTTATGGCGTTTGAGACAAAGCCGGAATCCCCTGTGCCATACTTGTACATAGCAGACGTAAAGAGAACCCGCGAAGGTGCAAAGAAGCGGGATGAGCTTATCAAAGAGACAGCGCGGAAAGACGGTGTCTATGTGAAACAGGCGATAGAAAACACGATAGACAGTAAAGACGCATATGAATATATTAGCGACGCGATACAGGAAATATCGTGGACAAAATTATCAGTAAAGGGCGACAAAGCCGCGAGGGCAACACCGCTTGAGTCTATCTTTGAAACTCCGGGGCATGTCATTGTACAGCGCGGGGAATGGAACGACGATTGGATCAATGAGCTGTTGCAGTTTGACGGTACTGGACGGCACCACGATGACCAGGTTGACAATCTCTCAGCTGGGTATGCTTATTTAGTAGCTGGTGGAGCGGGTTTCGATGATGATATCCGGCAGGAGATGGCGGCCCTTCGATCAAGGCAATGACAAAATGCCGGAACCCGTGGTATAATACCGGCAAGTGAGGTGAGGATATGGCGACAAGAGTAGCAAGCTGGTTTTCAGTGTTCGGTGGCAAGCGGAAAGTGGATGCAGACAAGAAGGATTCCCGGACGGTCAGGACGCGGGATTCAACCGGCACGGTAGTAGCGAACGTCGATCTTCTTGACGGGTTGTACTATGGCGAGATTCCGGAACTACAGCTTGCGTCTGCTCTTGCGCTTGTCCCTGTCAACACTCCTGTAACTCTCATTGGCATCCCGATGCCGACCGCAGACGACGACCTCACCAAAGATCGGCTAAAGTTGCTCATAACAGAATACGCTGATGACTTCCCGACGATAGAGCGGACAAAACTCATCCACGGTACCGCATGGAGATGGGCAAGGTTCGATTCCAAAACGAACACCGCTGTATGGGAATCAATCCCTGACGACAGCATAGAGGCTATTGAGTTCGATGTAATTTCCGGGGAGATGGTTGCCATCTACACTCATGATATATTTATGGTCAGCGTAGGAAGCAACAAGACCGAACGCCGTGAGAGATACCGCAAGATCACGCGGGAACGCATTACCGTAAAATGGGTTGGCGGTACAAATAAAGCTCTCGGAGAAACCAGCTCCGTGAATCCTTTCGGACACCTTCCGAGACCGTTCGGGCATGACTGCAAAGATGGAGCGTATCGCGGCCATTCCGTCTACGGACGCAATCTGCGACTGTACAAGAGTTATCACGAAGTACTGCTGCAAGAAGTCCGGATTCTTGCCGAGTTTAATCCGAAACTGATCCACAACGTCTCCGATGTCAAAGAGTGGATGAAGAACAACGGGTACACCAGCATCGACCAGATAGACAGCGACGTGTTCAATGCTCGGTTCTTCCTGAACAAGCAAGGCGAGGAAAATACCGAGATGCTGTACCTGGATAGCGACGCTACCGGGTCACATGACAAGGCGCTTGACCGGATAACGAAACTGCTCATTACCGGCTCCAATGTTCCGGAACTATTCTGGGGTGGATTGGCGACCGGAAACGCAGCGTCTACTGACACGCAAAAGGATCAGGCCGTCCAGTACATTCAGTCATTACAGACCGAAGACAGGACGCAGTACGAAGGGCTGTTCAACGACACCCTGGAAATCCTGTCCTTTGTGGAAATGCGGAAATACAGCAAATGCAAAATGAGCTGGGATAGGATCGATATGCTCAGCGAGGAAGTCAAGGCGAGGGTGTTCCAGACAGTTGCGGCCGGAATCAGCTCGATTGTTACCAGTGCGGGGGGAACGATAGACGATATTCTCTACTTCTGGAAAAAGTTCTATCCGGAACTCCCCGAGGAAACTCTTGAGACGTTTGTTCCCGGAATAAAGGAAACCGCCAAGCACAAGGCGTTCTCAAATACCGACGCTATTAGTCAGGGTGAATACGAGTGACACGGAAAGAGTACCGGGCAGAAAAGCGGAAGAACAAAACCGCCTACGCCCGGATTCAGCGGAAGAACAACGGCTTAATCCGTGTTTCATATCTGAAATCAATAACGGGCTTCAAACGCATTGTTTCACGTCTACCATCTACTTTATTGTCAGAGACCAATCGGACGCGCCTAGAGGCCGCTATTGACCGCTCAGGGCTATTTAACGAACAACTTGAGATCATAAAATCGTCAGGACTGGAAGTAATGCGGGTCGGTAGCAAGGCGGACGTGAAGTATCTTGCTGACGCATTCGACCGGGCAGGGGTGGATATAACAAAAGACCAGATAGAAGAGGCGTTTGAGAAGGCTCACGGAAAGCAACTTGCAATTTATGAGGTAAGCAATTCTTTCACACCGCTTTCCCGGAAGGTAGCCGAGATTCCGATGCTCTTGCAGAACCGGGGAAACTATTCTTTGTCATCGTCTATCTGGAATGGGATAGATTCATTCAGTGATAAGATAATTGCGTATGTCCAGGGTTCACTTGAGGCGGGAATTGACCCGGTAAAGATTGCCCGAGACCTTGAACGATATCTGCGGGAAGGAAGCGAGTTTGTCATTGGTCAGTGGGGAGAACTTGTACCGGGAACCAGTCGATACCGTAAGCGGATAGGTAAGGCCGGGGCGGATTATCGAACACAGCGGGTAGTGAGAACACAGCTGTACCAGATGGTCCGGGACAACGAGATAAACAACGGCAAGATGAATCCGGCCAGCACCGGGTTATTCAATTGGGTACTTTCACCGGCTCACCTTGATTGGGGATGCGAGTGTCCGGAAATTGCTGCGGAAGGGCCGTATACCGAGGCGGAGGCACAAGCATACAGTGATTCGATTCATCCAAATTGCCAGTGTACGCTGGAACCAGAACTGAAAGACGATGAAGAGTTCATGCGTCAACTTGAGGAATACGTTAGGGACGAAGAAACGGAAGGAGCGAGAGAGATTGAGATATGGGCTATGAGATATGGCTTGACCGTATAGGTGAGTCGTGATATATTCATGGCACCGAGGCTCCATCTCCTCGTCCTTTTATTTGACCCTGCCGGCCTTCATCTCCGGTGGGGTCTCTTTATTTACGGTTGCGGGCAACTTGGAAACGTGATATATTTATTGTCAAGGAGAAAGCAGATGGAAGGTCTAACAGAAAAACAGGAAGCTGTTTACCAGTATATAAAAGTGTTCATAGAATCGAACGGGTGGCCACCTTCAATGGCAGAGATCGGTCAACACTTTGCAATCTGTTCATCAGTAGTGAAAAATACATACCTGTCCGCACTTGAACGGAAAGGGTATATACAAACAATCTCCGGGAAGGCTCGGGCAATAAGGATATTGAAATGACATTGAAGCGGAACGAGCCAGACAGGGTGCCTTGCATCAGAGGATACCGAGCGAGACCGTATGGAGTGACATCGGCCTTGAAGACCGGCGTTATTTGGAAATGCAGCTTGAGATTATCCGCAGGCAGAACAACCACGGCGAGAACACCGGGGAACAGTCATGGTATCGTTTACTCCAGGAAGAATTGCTTGAAGTGTTTGTTGAAAGCCGGACCGAAGAAGAGGTTGACAATGAGCTGATACAGCTTGCAGCGCTCGCCGTCAAAATGATAGAAACGCGGGTGAGAAAAAACAGCCTGTAATAAAAACGCCGAAAATAATCACGTCTTTTGCGATTCCGTTTATTATGCGATAATACGAAGCATGAAAAGAAACGAAGGCAATCTGCCTGACGGAATCGTATATCTCAACTACAAAACACCCGACAGTGCGACACTCCCGAAGGCCGCAGAACTTCCGACGCTCATTTCGGAAGAGACGTTCAACGTACTCCGTGAAGGAGACCAGAACCAGGAACCGTTGCTTGTTACCGAAGCAATTGACTTCCCGGTAGAAGGCTCGGGCGGGGTTTATACGAAAGAGTTTTTCCAGTCATTCCTGAACCGGCTCAAGGTGCACGTGTTCGGCGGGAACAAGCTCGGTCACTCATGGCCGGAGCGTGATGATTTCTTTACAATCGGCGGAAAGATCAACACAAACCCGGACGGCAAGACCGGCACTGTTTTCCTGAAAATCTATATTCCGTCATTCGGGTTTGAAACAACCAATTCTGGTTTTATCCGAAACGTCAAAGCGAAAAATGTCCACTACTCGCTCGTTACCTATCCGCAAGGAGAACTCCGGAAGGGTGATGACGGGGAATACAAAATGCACTTCGTGGAATCAATCGGGTATGAGCGTAACGATGCAGTTCCGTTTGAAGGCGGGGCAATGAAGCAGCGCGTCAATTCCAGTGAAGTGCAGAAGATCAATTTTGAACTCGCTCGGGAGCTTATCAAAAACGGTAAGGTATCGAGAGACGATAATGGGGAAGAGTTTCTTGTGAACGGAAAAGTGTCGCGTCCCATGCTCCGCCGTTTGGTGGCCAATGCTGACTGCGAACGAAAGTCCGAGATCGGGGAACTGATATCCATGATAGACAAACGAAAAAACGGAGGTAAACCCGTGGAACTGAAAGAAGCCATTGAGATGGTCTCGAACGCGGCCGCAAACGGTACCGTGAATCTGAAAGACCTGATGAAAAACTGCGGAGCTGAAAAACTGTTGCGCAATGAAAAGGACGATGAAATGATCGCCCTTGCCAACTCGCTCGTCGCAAAACTTGGAGACAAGCCGATTGAAAAGCTCGATCTGGTCCTTGCCGAAAACAAAAAGAACGCCGAAGCGATTGCAGAAAACGCAGTCATTGAAATCGTCGGGAAAAAGAAGCTGGAGAATGGCGAAGAAAACCCGGCTTTCACCCATGCGATGAAGGAAGTCAAAGGTAAGACCGGCGAAGAACTCCAGAACGCTATCGAAGCGCTCAAGAATGATTCGGTCATGAAGGTGCTGCTCGGAAACGTCGCAGACCCGAACTCCCGGATCAACGCCGTGGTAACTGACAAGAAGCTCGCTTCCAATGAAGTGAAAGCCTACTAAGGCAAGGAGACAGAAATGGCAAAGAATTGTTTTGTAAAAAAAGAACCTGCCGGTTATGTCCGGCTGAAAAACACCACCGGTGCAATCGTATCCGCTGGTGAGTTCTGTATCATCGGTGATCTCGGTGCTATTGCACAGGAAGAGATTGCGATTAACGCATACGGCGGATTCCTGATTGGTTCAGGAACCGAAGTCCAGACCGCAACGCTTACCGAATCCGAAGACACCTTCAATACGGTTGATCAGATCGTGTACTGGAATGACACCGACAAGTCCTTCTCGGACACTCTGACCGTTGGCTACTACAAGGTTGGCCAGCTCAAGACCGTCAAAGATTCCGGTGGCATGATTGTGTTCACCAAGTTCGAGAAGGCTGAAATTGTGGCGACTGACGTTGCTACCTTGCAGGCCGTTGTCGTAGCAAATGCCGCACTCGGCGGACGTTTCTTCAAGAAGACCGCAAAACTGACCAGTGCCGCTGCTGCAACTCCCGTTCACCTTCTCACTGATGCGGAAGTGGGAGCCGGGAAAAAGGCATACGTCTCAAAGATTTTCTACTCGGTAGACGGCGCGACGAAATGGGAAACTACCGCAACCGTTACCCTGCAGGACACTGCCGCATCTCCCGTGGTAGGCGCTACCGTCGCTGTTGCCGGTCTCACCGCAAATGCGATGATCGACGAAGGTAACACGAATGTGACCCTTGCGGCTCCCATTGCTGACGGTGTTGGATTCACCACTGCGAAGGGATTGGACATTGCTGGTGATGCAAACGGCACTGGATCGGATCTTATTGTAACCGTGTTCGGTTGCATCATGTAAAAGGAGAACACAATGAGAATTATCAACGCCGCAACTGTTGCGGAAGAACGTGTGAAAAATGGCGAGTGCCGTGTTGCAAAGGTTTACGCAGGAACCGCCGAAGAAAACCTGTCCGCAAAGTCTACCGAGGTGTACGGGAAAGAACAGTACAAAATCGGGAGTGCGAAGTGGAAGAACTCCGCCGGGTACTTTGCCCTGTGGGACGAAATCGGAGCGATGCAGTATTCGCTCAAGCAGAAGAACGCCGCCAACCCCGCAACATCGACCGAACTTGCCGCGTATTACGCAAAGCTGTTCATCGACGTACAGCGCCAGGCTGATGATCTTCTCGACATCACACCGTTCATTGCGAACATCATCAAAGCCGAAGATGCTCAGGAAGTGTCCTACGTCCGCAACTGGCTTCCCTTCGTTGGCAAGGAAGAGGTAATCTCCGGAACCAATGACAAGGCGCCGCTGATGGACGAAGCTGCCGCCGCGACCGAACAGATCGTGCAGAAGATTCGGGCATTCGGCTGGAAAGCCAGCGTCAAGTACATGGCCTTCGCTCCGATCCCTGTTCTCCAGCGGGTAACCGAAGCGGCAGCAAGAATCTCGACCGACTACCGGAATGCGCAGATGATGGACCCGATCAACGCAGTTGGGTCATGGGGATCGAAACACGCTCAGGCAGCAGACGCAATCGGAACGACCTTTGATCTCAAGATGTACAACACCATCCGGAAGGCAAGGAAGACACTCGGCAAGCTGATTCACCCGATGTACACAAACCGTCTGGTTTCCAGCATGGCCGGGTTCAATGCTCCCGGACTTCTGGTACACCCGAACGACCTGTGGGATGTACAGCGTGTTGTTTCCGGATTCACCGCTGGCGGATTCGTACAGAACATCGCGAGCCTACCGATTGGCGACATCATTCCCTACGCCTGCGGTATCCAGCACGGCGAGACCTACGGAGAGGAAACCCTGTCACTTCCCGGCGTAACTGCTGGCAAGGCGTACATGTTCATCCCCGGACAGGCGATGATCGTTGACAAGCGGGACACAACTCTCGAAGTCGGCTCCGGTTCTGTTCTGGAACTGTCCACCGAGGAAAGAAGCTGGCACCGCATTTCCGGCGACAACACTGCATACCTCATTGGTGGTGCGGCAACCAACACCGGAAAGGGAACCATCGTTGAAATCACTTGGCCCACTGATTCCTAAGTGAGCTGTTTCCTTCTCCCGCTTGGGGGCTTGCCGGTTCGAGACCGGGGAAGGAAAGAAGAAAAAACAAGGAGTGGTTTATGGCAACATTCGATCAGGTAAAGACAGTGAGACTGAGAATCCATGACCCGCTTGGTTTTATCAATCTGGTAGAGACAGACGAACTCCCGGCAACACCAGCAAACCAGACCGCGTACACGATCACCGATTCCGGCGTGTATCAGGAATACCGAAGTGAGGTCTGGACAGATGTGCCGCTTGAAATATCCGACGAACAGATAAAACTGCTCATTGATTTGTATGGGGTAGACGGTGCGGCAATTCAGGCTATCAAAAATATCATGATGTCACTCGGGCAAAAGCTCGGGCTTGAATCGCACTCAAGCGGAACCGAAACGGTAAAGTATCAAAGTCTTTCCAGCTTGTACAACTTCTACAAGAATATGCTTGCTTCAATGAAAGAAGATATAGCCGTCTCGGAAGGGGTCAGCACCGGCAGGATATTCAACACGACACGTCCGATTATCGGAGGGGTTGAGGAGCTATAATGTCACTATTGGCGCAAATGAGAACCGGCTATGATTTACTGATTAAGTTCAATCCTTCCGTGGCAAAACGCTGGGTTTATCCGATGAAGGATAACGGGCTTGGCGTAATGATTCCCGATCTGGACAAACAGCCGGAAATAAAGATGGAAACCGTTCGGCTTTCACACGAATCTGGAAGTGTTCCAACCAACGCAGTAGGCGTAACCGGGCTGTCAACGAACGCATCTTGCTTCCTGAACCTGTACCATGACAGTCAGCTCGAAGAGGGTGACACGGTAGGCATAGACGGTCAGGGATGGAAAGTCGGACACGTTGAACCGGCGAAGGCACAGGGCGAGGTCTACGGGAAACATTGCCCACTGTTCAAAGTAAATCTTTCAGGAGACAACGAGATTGAAAGCGTCACAATAGATGACGTTGAAGGCGTTATTGACGGACAGACAATTACCGTGACGCTTCCTGCAGGGACTGACGTAACTGCACTTGAACCTGTCATTACTCACACCGGGAAACTTGTCTCGCCGATTGGTGCACAGGATTTCACCGAGCCGGTTGACTACACAATAACAGCTGAAGATTTCAAAACGAATACATATCAAATTGTTGTGGAGGTCGAAGAATGAACATAGATTCCAGCGTGGTGTTCGGCATTATCAGCATTGTTAGCTCCCTTTTGATTGCATCTGCCGGATATGGAGCGATGAAACAGAAGGTAGCGAACATGGAAAAAAGTCAAGCGGAGTATCGTGAAGTTCATGAAAAAAAACACGACAAGGAAGAAGAGTCTGCGGCTTGTAAGTTCAAGGAGCTGTATGAATCCAGGAACACAACTGCGCTTGCGGTTGAACGGCTTGGCGTTTTGATTGAGCAGATTTTCCGTCAGCTCGATGCGATAAATGAAAAGCTCGACAAGGTACTGGACAAATGAAATCAGGATATTTGCCGTCTCGGGACAGCGGTTCAGAGTTCGGCGTACAGGCGAAGGGAGAGCTGATACAGATTGACATAAACGGAGAGACGTACCAGCTATCGAAGGTTCAGGCATTGCGGTTGCTCGGAGAGATAGCCGCTACATTGGAATGTTACGAGGCCATGAATGGATGAAAGCATTGCGATGCAGATTGCGAAGATCAACACAAATATCCGGGGAGTGTTTGGACGTAGACGTACAGCGCTCCTTGCTTTGTGTATCCAGTATTCCGCAAAGGCATTGCAGTTGTTCCGGGTCCGGCAGAGAGGTAGAGCATTCTGGAACAACCAGACGTATACAGCAATGAACACGGTATTTTCCAATCCGTATATAACAACCGATGTTGTCGGGTTTTTCATTTCACACTTGGTTGAATATGGCGTGTATCTGGAGCTTGCAAACAATCGGAAACACGCCGCGCTCTGGCCGATTGTGAAAGAGCTTGAAGACGAGTTCTTGGAGAAGGTGGAAAGGATAATGGCGGCATGACGATAGCAATAATCAAACGGTTGAAGACCGGGAAAATAAAGAATGTTGTAGAGTACGGCTCGGAACCGACCAGTGTTCCGTATGTCGTAGTGAAGTTAGAGAGCGGACAGGCTGGCAGGATGGTCCGGGTTATTCCTCACTATCCGCAGGGGTATGGACGGGACTTGGAAAAGTACATTTTCAATGACCTGTCTTTATTGCTCAAGAACTGGAAGGGAACAGATTCATACGGCAACACTTTCGTGCTGAAAGAGACCGATGAATATACGGATATCGTCGCGACAAACGATGATGATACTATTTCGATGGAACGGGTATTCCTTGTTCCGTTAAGACTTCATTAAGGAGAAAGCAATGGCTTATGTAAACAAAAAAGCTCGATTTGCTACCGAAGGCTTCCGGGTAAAACGGTCAAACCCGGATGGAACCGTTCCAACCGCAACCAGGTTCGTGGGATTCGCAAACACCGCCGACCTGTCTGCCGTGCTGGATGAGACGCTCTTCACCGCAGACCTTACAATCAAGATTGACAACGGAACCGCAGAGAAAAAAACGGTAGACCTGACTGCCGCAGTAGACAAGACCGCCGTGACGGTAGACGAAGCCGTGACCGCATTGACTGCCGCAAACTTCACAGGAATAACTTGGAGCAAAGAAGCGGGAACGGGTCGGCTCAAGGGAACCCATGCAACCGGCACTGAAATTGCTGTCACCGGTCCGCTGGCGGCCGCTCTTGACTTCGGTCAGGGTATCGCTCACGGAGGGAATGGCCTTGAGTTCATCAAGGGATTCAATGATCGTACCATGTCGATCGGCATGACCAAAAACAAGAAGGACAAGGAAGAAATTGACCAGGAAGGGGCAAAGGGCGGCATCACTCGCATGCTTATTTCCGCAAAGCTCTTGGGACAGACCCTTGCTATCGCCATGAAGGACAAAGACTACGAACTCCTTGAGCTGATTCAGGGGGGCACGTTCAACCGGACAACCGGGCGATACACTCCGCCTCCGTCAACTCGGCAGGAATCTCCGCTTTTCTTCATTGATGTGTTCTCCCCGATCTATGGAGAGGGTGAAAACAAAATGGAGAACATGAGCGGATACGAACAGATCCGTTTCCTGTCCTGTACCGGTATGGAAGGCGACGTTCCCGTCGAGGCGAAGGCATGGGCAAACTATGCGTATGACGTAGAGGCCAGAGAGTACACCGACAAGGACGGCAACAAGGAACCGGCTTGGTGGGAACAGTCCATGACCGTAGCGACATTCGAAGGAATGTACGTTGAAACCGTTTGACAAAATCATCGAGCGAGCCGTTGACCGAGCAATCGACCGGCGGCTTGCCGATGTAAAACGGATACAGCCAAAAGAAGGTTATAACTCCACTGAGGCAATCAGGGGCGCTTTGTTCCATTGGGTGCTGGTGCCGTTCAATGATATTCCCGTCTGGTGCAAACTCCGTTGTCTGAACCAGACACAGCTTGAGGCTTGCGGTGGGGTATCGCTGGTCAACATTCTCGGGGAAGTGACGAAGCGTGAACCGAAGATCGAGGATATGATTGATATTCGGAACACTCAGGAAGAGATCGCAAAAATGACGTTGGTCATTCCTTCCTTCGATGAAATCATGAAGATTATCACCGAGGAAGACTTGGTTATAACCAGAATCAAGTCAGAGATTGAAGAGCTTAAAAAAATTGATCCGAAAACCCTGCCCGCTGTAAAGCGGAAAGAGTTTGAGGATGAATTATTCAAGCTGGAAATATCCGTTGCCTTCCTGCTTCCCGAAGATGCAATGGGTTTTATTACGTCATGGGCACTCGGGCAGGACGTCAGTGATATTAAGAGCGTCACCGCAGACCAGTTGTACCGAGCGGCACTTCTTGCAGAACGCGGTCATGACAATCCGACTGACCATATCAGTGGTTGTTTCGTAGACCGGGACAAACCTGATCTTGACGCTTGCGCATGGGGAGAGCTTCACCGAAGAAGGGAAATGGAAAAGGGCAAAAAAGATGGCATGAAGTGGATTGGTAAAGGGGACAGATAATGGCCGTAGACGCTGGGACAATTTGGGCGAGCATACGAATACGACTTGATAAACTCAACGCTGATGTTACCAGCGCAACGAAGGCTATGGACCGGATGGCCGGGGCTATAAATAACTCCGGGAAGGCCGTAGAGAACCTGAACAAGCTCGGCTCAAAAATGTCACTCATGGTAACCGCCCCGCTAGTTGCGGCAGGGGCGGCCGCCGCTAAAATGGCATCAGATTACAATGAATCAGTCGGTGGGATAGAGACGGTATTCAAAGAGTATGTTGATAGGATAGACGATTTTTCTAAAAAAGCCGCTCAGTCTGCCGGATTGTCAATGACACAGGTAAATGAAAGCGCGACCGTTCTCGGTGCGTCTCTTCAGAATCTTGGATATAGCACTGAAGAGGCCGCTGACATGACGTTGCGTTTAACGCAAAGAGCGGCAGACATGGCGGCAACATACGGAACGGAAACAGCACCAGCGCTTGAAGCTATTCAGTCTCTATTACGTGGACAAGCGAACCCGATCGAACGATATGCGGTTGGAATAACAGAAGCAACAATCAAGATGAAGGCAATGGAGATGGGACTTGTTAAGGCTGGCAAAGAACTCACATTGCAAGAGAAAACCCAGGTACGCCTTGCTCTTTTGTTTGAACAGACGGCTATTGCAGAAGGGCGTTTCGCGGAAGAAGCAGAGGGGGCAGGAGGAAAGGCAAAGATAACGGCGGCAGAAGTAAAAAACATGGCAATCAATCTAGGACAAGAATTATTGCCAGTTTCATTACAGCTCATGGAAGGATTGAGGAAGCTCGTTGCGAACTTCAATTCAATGTCAGATACGCAGAAAAAAGCAGTGGTCCAGATTGCCGCTCTTGCCGCAGGTCTCGGCCCGTTGACACTCGGTATTTCCAAAACAATTCAGGCTGTTACATTGCTCAAGGGTGCCCTTGTTGCTCTTTCCGCAAATCCAATCGGGTTGGCTATTGCTGGTGTTATGGCGCTCGGTTATGGATTGCAGAAGCTCGGCGACATGAATAACCAGCGGATGCTGAAGGAAGTCGGCGAGCAGTTTGGAGACATGGCCGATGAAGCAAATCTGTCCGCACAGAAAATCAGTGATGTTCAGGAAGCGCTTGCACTTTCCGGGAAGGGCGGTTTCAACTTCAACACTGTTTCAGAACAGGCGGCAGCGATTACTCAAGAACTCGGAATTACGCTCGATCAGTTAAACAGAATAGCACAGACCAGTGACAAGGTATCGCAAGAATACAAGGATACTTTGGCAATGGTCACTTCGATAAAAGAACAAGAACGGCTCAGGTATCAGTACACCTACGGTTCGGCAGCTTTCGCCGAGAAGTTTAGCGGTGAAATAAAGAAGGCTGTTGATGCTTCAAAAGACACCGGCCCAGCGGAAGTATCCGAACAGATACGCGGAAGGATAGAAGCTGAAAAAGAATACCAGCAGGCACTGAAAACCGCAAAGGATTTGAGACGGCTCCAAGCTATTGATGATGCAGAACTCCGGGAATTGCAGATCGGCGCGGCAGAGGATTACCGCGACGCCCTTGTCGATCTTGGCTATGCCAGCGAGAACGAACTCGGAACGAAGGGACAGGAAGCGCTAATCCAGATGATTGCATTGCTCAAGGAGCTTGGAGCAGGGTCAACGGCTTTCGATGATCTCATTGAGAAGGTGAATGCGCTCGATACCGAGACAGCAAAAACCGGATCGGCAATGCGTACTTCATTACTTGGAGAGCTTGAAAAAGCAAAAGATTCGCTTGGCGATGATGTTTTCCAGGATCTCACAAACAAGGTCAATGCTTTCTATGACAAGCTGGAAGAAAAGGAAGCGGCGGAGAGATTCCGCGAGAACATTGCGTATGCCCTTGAATCCGCAACCTCAATGTTCAGCGCACTGTCGTCTTTGGTTTCCGCTGTCTATGAAAACAAAGCAGAAAAGGTCGATCAGGACCTTCAGGCAGAACTTGAGGCGAACGGACTGGCAGAAGAAAGCGCCGTTAAACGTGCCGAACGCGAGCTTGCACTTGCTCAAGAAACAGGAAATCAGGAAGCGGTAATTGAAGCACAGAACGCTTTGAAGAAAGCACAAATTGAAGAGAAGTACGCGAAGAAGAAAGCGGAGATAGAATACGAAGGTTCTATGATGGTATGGAATATCCAGCGGCTTCAGGCTATCGCAAGCGCGGCACTTGCCGTAATGAATGCTTTCGCTGCAGGATCAAAGTTCGGCCTGATTGTTGCGAAGGCTTATGCGGCTACCGCAGGTGTCGTCGGTGCAATACAAGTTGCCGCTGTTGAAGCGGCTCGCCCGGTGAAATCATACCAGACTGGCGGAATCGTTCGTGCAACCGGAGGCGGGCAGGTCGGGAAACTGGCAGAGAATGGATATGATGAATACCTGTTCAACATGGGTCCGTCCGGCGATGCGTTCGCAAGGAAGGAAGCGAGACTGATAGCTCAAGAACTTGCCGGACAGATAGGCGGAAGCATAACGATAATAAATGAGATAGACGGTGAAGTTATCATGCGATCTATTCTACCGCACATGAACAGCGGACAGTACCGAATAAAGTGGGGTGAATAATGAAGGTCTTGTTTGATAAAATAGCACGGTATGCGACAATAACATCTGAACAAGAAGACGTGAATTACCCTGCCGTGAATCTTGCACACCAGTATGCGATGGTATATTACAAATCGACCAGCTTTGATGATGTCATAACAATGATGTTTGATGATCAGAGACCGGTCAATTCGATATTCTTCACCTACTCAAATGCTTCATCCATGACAGTGAAGCTGTATCAGTGGAATGGCGTATTGCTCGACACGATCAATGTAGACTGTTCACATGCTTCCGGATCAGCATATTTTGATGAACAGCTTGTTCGTTGGGCCGTGATAGAAGCGTCAGCACCTGTCACAGAAGACCTTCGAATTGGTTCTATTGAGTTCGGGATTGCAAAAGATTTTCCTTTGCCGACCGCCAATTTTGTTCCTGTATATGAATCAAAATCGACGATGGAAGAATCTGACCAGGGGCAGGTATCTTTTCAGTATGTCGAGCCGAGGAAAAAGTATGTAACGAAATATCAGGGAGTGGTAAAAGAGACGTACCTTAAAGTCCTTGAGATGTTTCAGCCAGTAGACCGTGGCCATATTTGGGTTGATATAACCGAAGAGGACCACAACGTCTATTTGCCGCTTTATTGCGTTACGAATCTCATTGAAAATGGCGAGCGTATAGAAGACCGCGTTTCATTCACAATCACAATCACGGAGGCAAAATAATGTTTTTGAAAATAACCGGACCAGGAGATGCTCCCGAGGAAATGCTGGATTGGCAGAAAATCAGTGAATTGTTTCAAACGACATGGTTGCGCCTGAATGCTCCGCCGGTAGTTGATGGTATTTATATCAGGAGAGGGTCGGCAGTTTGCGTCGGCGGTCAGTGGTATGTAGCGACGACCGACGAGACTATAGCCGGGTCGGAGACCGACTTTGTAAAGCTCACACCCTCCGGGGATACCCTGGTTGCGTCTTTTGCCGCGAATCTTTCAGGGGTTGCATGGAACACTCAATGGTCTGGATGGTATGCGTCCGGGTCCCTGTATTTATTCGACGAAATCAAAGCTCTTGCTAACGGACTTATTTCAAGAATGTACACACCGGAACGATGGCGCGTTGAGAGAAACCTTGCGCAGTTTTTGTCGCGGAATATGGATGCAAACTGGAATTATGTATTGACAAGAAACCTGCCGACGCAGTGGAAGACGCTATTGATGACCGCCCTGCTCGAAGGGCAGGTATATAAGGTCCTTGGGCTTCCTGAGATGCAAACTATTACCGCAACCAGTAATTATACCGTTCCCGCTGGGGTGTACCGTGTTCATGTTAAATTGATCGGTCCCGGAACTGCTGGATCAAATGGCGCGGTGAATGCACCGGGAAACGGAGGAGATAGCGGGCGAGAGGTTGAAGCTGACCTCAATGTATATCCTGGACAAGTAATAGCTTGCGAAGTAACGGCAGCGCATACAAAGTTTGGTGAACTGACTGCGCTCGCTGGTGGAGGACACCGGGGACAGCGCAAAGCCGATTCGTACAACGGTGGACACGGTGGTGGACTTGGAGGCGGGGATGGTGGCGGAATAAACGCGAACGGAAGCGCGGGGACGGCTCCTGGTGCTGGCGGTGGTGGTGGTGGGGCTGCGGCTCCTGCTGCTCCATACAAGACATATGGAGGAGCTGGTGCGCTTGGGAAGATTGTGCTGACATGAATGTAATTGAAATTGGCTTAACACGATATGTTACTCGCTGGGCTTGCGTGGCCCCTTTCACGTTCGAATTCACGATAAATGTAGCGAAGCTGGCCGAGTTTTGGACAAAGGTTTTTTCTTGTAAAGATGAATCAACGCTCGAAAAAGTAAACGTCATGGCTGTGTCGATAAATTCAACTCGGCGTCTCTTGAAGTATAATGTTTTTGAAGACGTGAACACGCATTTTGAATCGTATGCTTTCAACTGGGGAAGCCAAGTTCTCCGGATAAATTACGGCCCGGACTTTAACCCGATCTGGGATTTTGCGGACTTTCAGTATTCATTCGGTATCTGCGATCGCAAGCCGGTGACAATAGGCGGATCGTGGTATCTCCCGGTCCTCAAGGAACCGCCGAAGTATACAATCAAAGAAGACCTCGTAAACTATTCCAGGCTTGCTATGACAAAGCTGTCAATGAAAATCATGAACCACGGCGGAGAGCTTGACTTCATGAACGAGTTAACGCTGTTCAATAACGATGTTCATCACTATAGATTGCCGAACGATGAAAGAACGGAATATGATCGTGATGAATTGCAACCGCTGGCCGGATTCTTGTTTGAGGATATCGACATTGCACTGACAGACGGAACGATAACCGGCAACGATGTTCGGAATACTTATGACGTGATGGTGCCGGTAGATGTGTTCAGTGCAGAAGATTACCCCGAGATGAAAAGCGAGATGATCGGTAAACCGATTCCGTACTGTTCAGGTCCGGTCAAAGTTGTTCCGGCAATTCCGACAAATGACAACGGGACTGGGAATGTTTCGTATCGAGTTGCAAGAGCAATGACCAGCTTTGGCGTAATTCAGTTATTGTCGGATGATAAATGGACATCGTTCACCCCGGTATCGACAAACCCTGAAACCGGAGAGTTTGTCATGGCTCAAGCAGACGCGCGTGTAGATGGAGATCCGAAAAAGTGTCGCTGTGTTGATGCTGTCGGAGAGGCACAAACACGTTTGACTGATGTTATTATTGCGCTCGATGAAATGGCCAACGGTGTAACTTTTAATTCGTCATTCTATGACACTGCGGAGTGGACAAGCGAAGCCTCCAGAATTATTCAGGGCGGGTTTTATTTAAGCAAACAAAAGAAGCTGTACAATGTCATAAAGGAATTGCAGGAAGGTTGCAACCTACGATTCCGGTATGAGTTCAATAGTTCATTGCTAAGAACAATTCGCATAGACGACGACAGCAGGGAGCCGATTCACTATATACAGAAAGAGGAAATCAAAGAGAACGGAACATTACGGATTACTACTGACCGTGAGACGATATTTGCTTTTTCACAAGTAGGGTACGACAAGAACTATGATGATGGAACAGAAACAACATATACCGATTCGTCTGCTCAAGCTGAGGTAGCAAAGAACATCCGGCAAAAGCCGACTTTGCCGATATCGACATTTTTGATCGGTAAAGAAAATGCGATTGCTCGTGCGGCGCTTGATGCTTCGACTTTTGGAAAGGTCCGCCGGTTCAGCGAGTTTACGTTGACGGAAGAAAAGTATTTGACGCTTCGCATCTATGATACAATTATCGCCGAGCTTGAAACAGCGAACAGAAAATGGATGGGAAGATGGAAGTGCAAAGTGCTTTCAGTTTCGCCTAAGGAACCTGAAACGAAAATAAGAGTTTGCCTGATCGAGCGCGTAGTGTACGACGAAGACGGGCATATTTACAAAGTGTCTGATACCGGCGACTTTAAGGTTGACGAATTTGGAAATTACAAGGTGGCACAATAATGGCAAGAGAACACAAGACGACCCCGCAGTATCCCATCATAGCTTTACCGCTTGAGGATACAGACGTAGTTGAAGTCTGGAGAGACGGAAAACAATATCACGCACCATTCGCAGCGCTGGGAGGTGTTCCTGACGCTCACGCTCCGTCGCATGGCTTGAATGGGACTGACCCGGTTGGGACAGATACTCCGGACCCGAATGTCATTCCTGTTTCGGATGGTCAAGGAACACTTGATTCTTGGATATCTGATGCCTCGACAACGAAAAAAGGAAAGGTCCAGCTTGCCGATTCTTTGGAATCTGCCGCTGGGAAAGCAATGCAGTCGAATGACCCGAGGGGAAGCGATGCGCGAACGCCAACTGCTCACGCTGATTCACATCTTACCGGTTCAGACCAGATACCGGATGCGACGACATTTGCAAGAGGTTTGATGGGAAATGGCGACAAGAGCAAGCTCGATTCTATTGAAACAGCACACATTCCGTCAAACGATGAAAAAGCCGCGCTAGGCGTATTATCTCCAGTGGTAGGCGCTCTTGCCGGAACCAGCGGTGTGCCGAGCGCAAGCAATCCGTTTGTAACAACACAAGATCCAAGGCTCGCAGGCGACGGTACGACAGATGCGCTCGTTCGGGCATGGGCCAGCTTTTTCAGTGTGTTCAGCGAGGAGCAACCAACCGGACAAACGTCAAGAAAATGGATGGCCATTGCATCACATGACGGCGACTTATATGCAGCCGTTATTTATGGCTATATATATAAAATGGATGGCTCTGGAGTTTTCCAACCAACCGGACAAAC